TGGCGTTCGAGATCCATCATGGCTCGACAACTTTCCCTGGCTGGTCAGGCTCCCCCCTCCTTGATGCAGGCGGAAACGTCGTCGGTATCCACCTAGGCTCTGACGACAAAGGTTCTGGAAAGAACCGTCGTAATGTGGCTTTTGCTCTCGTGGATTTCTTCTTGGCGCTCCGGAAACACCTCCGTCTTCGCGAGTCATTTGATGATTTTGAGAAGTCCGAGTGGCACGAGTTCACGCGTGAACTGGAGCTCCCTGATGATGTCGATCGGTATGAGGAGGATATCGAGTACTACGACAACAAATTCCGAGCTGGTTTTTACCGTGACAGCTTCGGATGGGCTGATGAGGTCGAAGAGGAGCTGGAACGCGAGCGAGAGGAACGTGAACCACGAGTCCATCGCGAAACGGCTGTTTATCAGTCTTTAAACGACTTGGGCTTGGGATCCGTCAAGTTTCCCTCGCATGTGGATCTCTTCTCTTTCCTCAAGTGGTTCAAGCTGCAGAGACGTGTCGGGGACGCTTTGAGAAATCGCCTGGTGGAACTCCGGAAGGTGCGCACCCGGGAGAGCAATCTCCTAGCCAACCACGTGAAGCGAGTCGCGGAGCTTCGAGCGCTGTTTCAGAAACGGTTCGCTGCTGCGCTGACTTACAATCGTGCGACACGCATTCCCTCGCCTTACTCAATAAGGCATGGAAACACCGCCCCCGCCGACGACATCTCCCCCATTCTCGCGTCCAAGAATCGGTTGCCATACAAAGGATCCGCTGTCCCTCATCCCTCGAATCCCTATATCGCAGTGGATTATATTCGTGGGGTAGATCGCAAATCCATGGAATATCGGATCTTGGACAGGCAGCTAGCAATGGCTCGGGAGGCTCGAAGTGTCACTCAGACACAGCTCAAGAAGTTGGCCGCGTTGAAGAAGCGAGTTCTGGAACAATCCGTTTCGTTGGAAAAACCGGTTTCCGCACTCCCGGAGCGAAAGCTAAGGTTTGCGACGCCGAATCCATTCGACGTGCTTTCCCAGAATGTGCGGAACTTGCGTGGCCAGACCGTTCGGAAAGAGGCTTCCTCACCAGCCTCGGCTACCATGGAACGTTCGGTGCGAAACCCGGCAGGATCCCAGATCCCACCGAGGTCAGTGCCGCCGTCCGCGCCGCGGCTGATGAGGTCACAGCAGCAACGGAACAACTCGTACGGGAGAAGCTTGGAGGAGAAGATTTGTTTCGTGGTCTGCGGCGTCCACCGACCGGTGATGTTCCGTCCGGGGCAAGAGGATCGCTACAACCAGTTCGAACGACTGGCACTGGCGTCCCCCCCTGCTTTCGAAGACCGATATCAGCGAACTGTGGCCGAGAAACGCGTCCGTGTACAACAGCGGAGGCACGAGAATGCATTGATGAATGCATCAAGTGGCTCACCCATTGCCCCTCCTGTGATGTCCGGTGCCCTCGCTCCGAAGTTTTGGACGTCCTACCAGTTTGGGGCGAAGAAGACGGTCGGAGCCGAGAAGGCCCCTGCCCCAAGTGCGGGGAGTTCTACTATCGAACTCCTCGATTCATGCAGCGTGTGGTCGGCTTAGGCGAGCAATCGCGAGCCCTTCTTTCATATGTGTTGGATTGTCTTGGGGATTGTAAGGACGATACCTCGTCCGGAGTGCCCCTCATGTATTATGCGGCACAAAAGGACGTTTGGTTGCAGGACTGGCTTGGCTCTTCTCTTCTGTGCCTCTCCCGCTTGCGAGTGTTATTGAGTGGGGTCGCTTGTGACGATGGGATCGAGAACATCAAGCGAGGTGTTCGCGATCCCATTTATACTTTCATAAAGAACGAACCCCACAAAGCCGCGAAGGTGGCAGTCGGCAGATTGAGGCTCATAGCGTCGGTCTCCTACCTTGATTCGCTCGTGGAGAGAGTCCTCTTCGCGTGGCAGAACAAGAAAGAGATCGCTCTCTGGGACAAGTTGCCCTACAAACCAGGCATGGGGCACCATGACGAAGGCAAACAGGAGTTATACAGGTATTTTTTGAAATGCCAGTCCGAAGGATCGGTAGTCACAACCGATATTAGCACCTGGGATTGGTCGGTGCGAGAGTGGCTCATGAACGCTGAACGCGATTATAGGCTTGCTACTGGAGCTGACCAAGGTGCGTGGGCTACGATGGTGCGGGCTTACGCTCGTGCCAATAATCGATGTATCTTCGTGAGTGCTGGAGGCTTGTGCTTCGAGCAAGTTCTGGGTGGAATCCAAAAGTCAGGGTCGTACAATACTTCGAGTGGTAATAGCCACATGCGGTATATAGCGGCTCATATAGCTCAGTTGCGCGCAGGCATCCCCCGAACCCGGTATAACGGGTGTCAGATGGGAGATGATGCCGTCGAGCGTGGCCATGAGCGTCTTTTGGAGGAATACCTGGATATGGGCTTCACCATACGTGGCGTGGAATCGAGGCCCAAGGGGGTTTTCTCGTTTTGCAGCCAGTTGTATGATGGAGATTGGAAGGGCAAACCTGAGAACTGGCATAAGACCATTTTCCGGTTTTTGGTGAAGGACCCGAGAGACAAGGAATACCCTCTCTGGCGGGAACAGTTGCAGTATGAGCTCCGTCATCTGCCTGACCTTGGTGGGGTTCTTTCGCGGGTTGATCAGTTCATGTTAGAAAAGACAAAAACATTGTAAAATCTCTCTTTGGCAACATCGAGTCCTGGTTTTATTGGACCAGAAGATAAACATTTGGTTGTGTTTTCTTTCACTATCGTTTTAGAATTTTCTTATTATTCTTCAACACTTTGGGACTGGCGAGGCGTTCTTTTATTTCCATGAGTTAGCCTGTCGGGGCCAAGATACATACCGGACTTGGAATATAAGAGAACAGCAACAATGGTTTCCAAAGCTGATCGTTTGTTCGCCGCCGGAAAGATCGACGCTCCTGAGCGGGACCGTCGAAACGCGCAGTCGAAGCGCGATCTCAAAGGCGGTGGTGCTGCCCGCAAGCAGCCAGTGGCGCGGCGACGCGCTGGGCGTGCCAGTGGGGGGGCGGCGCATCATTTGCGCCATAGTTACGCCACCCCAGGTTGGGAATCTGGGAAGGTCGTGTCCGTCCCGTTGTTTGCCGGACTTCCAGCGACCTACGATGCTTATCGTAGGGTAGCATTGAGTTCTGTGTGGGTGGTCGTCTCGAATTCTCTTGGGTCGAAGGAGGAGAACGCGCGGTTCGCCGCGTGTTTTTCAGTCCAGAAGCCCAAGGGTACTGAGACGTTCGCCGACATTCTCGCGGTGTCCGGGCATGTGGTGGCGGCTGGTGCAATGGTGGGTAGGAAGGTCAATCTTCCATTGCGGAAGGATGATCGCAAAGAGTGGCGGAAAGATGGCAAACCGCTGCCCACTCCATCTTCGCAGCTTTATCTCTGTTTGTCGATGGAGTGGGCAGCTCCTGCGTCTTTCACGAGCGTCACTACTTATGCGACGTTCGATTGCGTCGGAGATTCGACGCCCAACACGTCCCTCTAGGGGCACGCTCATGGTGGAGTGAAGGAGCAAACAGCTTTGGCTGGGCGTGGTCTGGGGTTAGGGTGTGTGGGCCCGAGTTCGCTTTGGTTCACGGACCCTTTTATTTGCTTTCGAGCAAAACCCTAGACTCACGCTAGTCTCCAATGAGTCGACCCTTATTCACTCATGGTGGTGTGGTGACCACAACTAGAGAACAGCTTTCCCGGCCGTCCTTCGGGTGTTTGGGGAGATGGACGAGGTCTCGTGCAGGGCTCTGCGCTCGACGAGAATCGGAC